CCCGCCGCGCTACGCTCGAAGCACGACCGACGGGAGGAATCTGTGAAGCCTCCCCGCACCCTCTCGATCTCGGCCGCCCTCCACACCCGGCTCTGGCTCCTCAAGATCCGGCGCAATGCTCGGACCCTCGACGAAGTGGTCGAGCAGGCCCTGGACGCCCTCGAAGAGCGGGAGGCCAACGATGGATAGGCCTCTCGGCCGGCAGTGTACGATCTGCAACCACCCGCAGCGGGGGGAGATCGACAAGGCCCTCGTCGCGGGCGTCGCATACCGGCGCATTGCCGCAGAGTATGGGGTCTCAGACGGCTCCCTCCGTCGGCACAAGAAAAACGGCCATATCGCGGAGCAAATCGCAAAAGTCGCCAAGAAAAAGGAGATACAGCAGGCCAAAGAGGTGCGGGCGGCAATCCTCGCACAGGAGGCGCAGGAGGTCGCAGACGCCCAGACTATCCTCGATGAGGTCTCCCGGCTCAAGGGCCGGGCGCTGACCATACTCGACCGGGCGGAGACCGAGGGCACTCGGGAGGCGTGCATGGCGCTCCGAGAAGTGCGGGGCATCGTCGAACTCCTCGCCAAGGTGCGGGGCGAACTGAAGGGTGACGGCCCGACTATCAACATCATCCAGAACCCGCAGTTCGTCGAGTTCAAATCGGTCGTCCTGGAGGTGATGTGCGATGAGTGCCGCGAGAGGCTCACCCGAGAGCTCCATCGCATCGTTGGCAAGTAGCCTCCTCCGCGACCTCGACCCCGTGTATGCGCGGGAATCTCTCTGGGACCGGCTCGGGCTCCGGCCGCAACCCGGGCCACAGACCGACTTCCTCGGCTCCGACGCCGACATCACGATCTACGGCGGCGCTGCTGGGGGCGGTAAGTCCTTCGGCCTCCTCCTCGCCCCGCTCCAGTGGTCGCACGTCCCCGGGTTCGGCGCGGTCATCTTCCGGCGGACCACGACCCAGGTGCGCGCCGAGGGCGGACTCTGGGATGAGAGCCAGGAGATGTACTCGCACCTCAACGGCACGCCCCGGGAGCAACAGCTCGAGTGGCGGTTCCCTTCCGGCGCCGCGGTCTCCTTTGCCCATATGGAGTGGGAGCGGAACCGCTATGACTGGCAAGGGTCACAGATCTGCCTGATCGGGTTTGACGAGTTGACGCACTTCAGCCGCACCCAGTTTTTTTACATGCTCAGCCGCAACCGGAGCACCTGCGGTGTCAAGCCGCGCATCATGGCGACGACGAACCCCGACGCCGACTCATGGGTCGCCGAGTTTATCGAGTGGTGGATCGACCCGGAGACCGGCTACCCGATCCCCGAGCGCGCCGGCGTCCTCCGCTGGTTCGTGCAGTTCGGCGACGAACTCGTATGGGCTGACTCCGCCGAGGATCTCAAGGCGCGATACCCTGACGCGGTCCCGACGTCAGTCACGTTTATCCCGGCGAAACTCGACGACAACCCTGCGCTGACGAGCAAGGATCCGGGATACCGCGCCCGCCTCATGGCGCTGGACCGCGTCGAGCGGGAGCGGTTGCTCAACGGGAACTGGAAGATCCGCCCGGTCGCCGGGATGTACTTCAGGCGGGAGTGGTTCGAGATCGTCGACCAGGCCCCGGCCGTCGACATCGCCGTCCGGTACTGGGATTTCGCCGGGTCCCGGCGCACCGTGAAAAATAAAGATCCCGACTGGACGGTCGGCCTCCTCCTCGGCTACAAAGAGCCCTACTTCTACGTCCTCGACGTCGTCCGGCTCCAGGAGAGCCCCGGTACGGTCATGGAGACTGTGGCCGCGACCGCCGCGATGGATGGTCCCCTCACCCCGATCATCGTCGAGCAGGAGCCCGGCAGTGCCTCGCTCTACCACATCGATAACCTCGTCGACGCCCTGCCCGGGTTTGCCGTCGTCGGCCGGCCGTCGACCGGCAGCAAGATCCTGCGGGCCAAACCCATCTCCAGCGCCGCCGAGCACGGCAAGGTCATCCTGGTCCGGGGCGAGTGGATCCGGGCATTTCTTCAGGAGTTGGAGTATTTCCCGGACGGCGCTCACGACGACCAGGTGGACGCGCTCTCCGGCGCTCATGCCTCGCTCGTGGAGCTACTCAAGGCGCTCGAGTCGCACGAGGGCGAGATCGTCATGTATAGCGACGAGGTGAGTATCAGCCCGGTGTAACTCCTCATATAAATACCCTCGTTTTTTATAAATTTATAAATTCTTTACCTTATAAGTGCTTAGAGCGCCCAGACATATCTATAGCCAATTCGGAAGCTCACGTATGTCTAGACTAGCAACACTCCTCCTCAGCATCGTCGACGCCATCCGCGCATTTTTCAACCGCGATGCGCCGCCCGATCCTCTCGCGCCCCCGAGCGCCTCGTCCGGCGCCGCACCTGGGTCGCGTCCGATCTCTCCGGCCGTCCGTTCCTTCATCCTCGACGGCCACACCAATGAAATCCAGGCGTCGCTTGTCGAGCAGATCGAGCAGTACGAGGCCGCCGGCGCAACCTCGTTTACCCTCCAGTATCCGGGCGGGTATTACGTGATCCGCGACGGGCAGGTCGTCGGGTCCGGGAGGGACGAATGAACGAGACCATCCCCCTCGATCTCCTCTACCCTGTCGCCGCGATCGCCGGGACCGCGATCCTCTCTGCCCTCGCCGGCCGGGCATGGGGTCGCCGGACCATCGCGGCCGCACATGCGACCCGTGCAGCCGTCGATGTAATCTGTGACGCGATTGATGACGGCACCATCACCGAGGACGAGGTCCGGGCGATCGTCGCCGCCGGGAACAACTGGCTCGCAGCAATTAGTCTGGAGACTGGCAAATGAGCAATCTGGCCGTCGTGGCGCAACAGGTAGCGCAATCCCCCTGTAAGGGAGCGGTTGCGGGTTCGTCCCCCGCCGACGGCTTATTCGAGGAGACCGCATGAGCTCCCCCGCTCCTGCCCCGCAAGACATCCAGCAGTTTACCGACGCACTACAGGTTACCCTCGACTCCTACGATCTGCTCGTCGAGCGGCTCGCCGTCCTGGAGGACCAGCTCAGAGAGCCGGGGTGGCAGCGGATCGGCGGCGGCGAGCGAGACTTCTCCCGCGAGGGGCTCCGCAACATCTCCCGGATGGCGCGGATCTACTGGCTCAAAAACCCGCTCATCAAGCGAGCCGTGGCCGTCCAGAATCTCTATGTCTGGGGGCAGGGCGTCACGCTGCGGGCCGTGCACCCGACCGTGGACGCCGTCATACAGAAGGTCCTCAAGGACCCGACGAACCGCACGGTGTTCGGCGATGTCGAAGCCTGGATGCGGCTGGAGACCGGCCTCCAGTTATTCGCAAACCTCTTCTTCGTGTTCTTCGTCAACCCGAGTACCGGCCACGTCAAGATCCGGACCATCCCGTTCGACGAGATTGCGGCGGTCATCTCAAACCCCGATGACGCCCAGGACCCCTGGTACTATCTCCGGGTCTGGAACACGACGACCGTCAACCCCTCAACCGGGTTCCCGACCGTCGAGCCGAAAAAGGCCTACTACCCCGACTGGCGGTACAACCCTCGCGGCGGGCACCCGACACACATCGCCGGGATCCCCGTCAAGGAGAGCCCGATCTACCATGTCAGCGTCAACCGGCTCGATGATATGCAATTCGGCGTCTCGGAACTCTACGCGGCCTGTGATTGGGCAAACGCTTACAAGACGTTCTTGGAAAAGTGGGTCACGATCACCGACGCTCTCTCGAAATTCGCAATGCAGCTCACCGGTGCGAACAAACGGGCGGCAACCGCCGCCGTCTCAAAACTCCAGGAGATGATCCCCCGGCTGCAGCAGGGACTCGCCGAGGCCCGGGCATCGACCGGCGGCACGATCGGTGGAACGTTTGTGACGACGCCCGGGACGAAGCTCGAGCCGATCAAGACCTCCGGCATCACGACCAGCATGGATGACGCCCGCCGGCTGATGCTGATGGTCTGCAGCGCGACCGGCATCAACGAACCCTACCTCACCGGGGATCCCTCCACCGGCAACCTGGCGACCGCGAAGTCCATGGAGCGCCCGATGGAGCTCCAGTTCACCGCCCGGCAAAGCCTCTGGTCGTCGATCCTCGGCAACATCCTCGACTATATCATCGACCAGGCCGCGATGATGCCGTCCGGGCCGCTGCAGGCCGGGGCGACGGTCGAGATCGACGATGACGGCGACCGGCTCGTGACGCTCGGCGCCGATCCGGAGACCGGGGAGCCGATGAACCGGACGATCGAGGTCAGGTTCCCATCGATCCTCAAACGCGACCTCACCGAGCAGGTCGATGCCATCATCCACGCTGGTACGCTCAAGGGCGCCGCAGCGGCCGGCACGATCCCGGTCAAGCACCTGACTCGGATGCTCCTCGATGTCCTCGGAGAAGAGCACGCCGCCGACCTTGTCGAGGAGTGGTTCCCGGAGGGCGAGACCCCGACCGACTCTGAGGCCGCGCTCGCCCGGGCGATCGGGCGGCTGGAGACGTATCTCACGGAGGTGACCGGCGCATGATCGTCCCCCGCCCCCTCTTAGAGAGCATCGCGGCGCTCGCGAAGGTCTACCAGCGCGACAAGGCGCTGAGACCTATCGAGCGCAGGCTCTCGAAGGAGATGGGGCGGGCGTTCCGGGCGCACCGGGCCGTCTTCATGCGCGAGTTTGAGCGGGTCGGCCCGAGGATCCTCGGCGAGGCCTCTCCCCTCCCTGCGATCGAGGGGGCACTCGAAGCAGCTTACCATGCGACATTCGCCGACTTCCTCGCCCCGATCGAGGAGGCTGCCGGGGCTGCGATCGCCGCCGCCGCGAAGCACCGGGTGGCGGAGTTCGGGGTCAGCTTTGCGTTTGACCTCAAAAACCCCCGGGCGATCGCTGCCATCAAAGCGCAGGCGGTCGCGTCCGTCGAGGAGATCGACGCGACAACCCGGGACGAGATCGCCCGGATCGTCACGCAAGGGATGGAGGAGGGCTACAACTACCTGCAGGTCTCCCGGCAGATCGTCGCGAAATACGACGAGTACGCCGTCCCGGTCACCCGGCCCCGCCACATCCGCAACCGGGCGGAACTGATCGCGGTCACTGAAGCGGCCGAGGCGTACGAGACCGGGAACCGCCTGGTCATCGACGAGATGACGGCCGTCGGCCTGGAGATGGAGATGTCCTGGTCGACGGTAGGTGACGAGAGAGTCTCCGATGGCTGTATCGCCAACGCGGCCGTCGGCTGGATCCCGGTCGACCAGGCCTTCCCGTCCGGCCACCAGCACGCCCCCAGGTTCCCGGGGTGCCGGTGCGCCACCCTGTACCGCCGGAGGCCGACAACATGAACGGAGTGATGGAGAGTGTGACAGGCGAATTACGCGAGTTCGGCGGGATCGTGGTCCCGCTCATCGAGGCAAAGACCGACGACAAGGGCACGATCCCGGTCAAGATCATCGACGCCGGGTGGGGCTCATCGGGCTACTACTCCCGCGAGGTCCTGCAGCAGGCGGTCAACGCCCGAGTCTACGCGGCCGGGACCCAGATGTATTGGAACCACCCGAGCAAAGCCGACGAAAAGGACCGGCCGGAACGCGACCTCCGCGACCTCGCCGGGGTCCTGACCGAGGACGCCCGGTGGGACGAGCACGGGCCAAAAGGCCCCGGAGTCTATGCCCGGGCGAAGGTGTTTTCCCCCTACCGCGACGCCGTCGCCGAGATGGGACCGTACATCGGGCTCTCCCACTACGTATGGGGCGAGAGCAAGCCGGGCGAGGCGGAGGGGAAGAAGGGTGACATCATCACCCGGATCGTCGCCGCCCGCTCGGTCGATTTCGTGACCGTGCCCGGCAGGGGCGGGGCGATCGCGGAGGCGTTCCGGGCCGCCCGGCCCCAAGAACCGACAGATGAACAAAAAACAGCAGGAGACAGCAGCATGGGTGAAACAACCTCTACACCGAGACTCACGCTCGAATCGCTCCGCAAAGAGCACCCCGAAATTATCGAGGCGCTCCGGACGGAGATCGAGAACAGCGCCGCCATGAAGGAGGCGCAGGCACAGCAGGAGAAGAAACTCGCCGAGACCGAGAAGGCCCTCGAAGAGGCGAAGGCGGAGAACGCCCGGCTCAAGGAGGCACTGCTCCTCGTCGAGGCGCGGACGTTTGTCGAGGCGAGGGTCAAGGCGTCAACACTGCCGGAGATCTCGAAGACGCGGGTTGCCGAGGCGCTCGCGAAGGACCCGGTCGTCAAGGATGGCAAGATCGACGAGACGGCCTACGCCGCGAAGATCGAGGCCGCCATCAAGAGCGAGGCCGAGTATCTCGCGAATCTCGGCGCCGGTAAGGTCTCCGGGATGGGCGCGGGCGCTCCTGCCGGGCAGACCAAGACGCTCGAAGAGACTGACAAAGAACTCGTCGCCGGGTTTATGCGGCTCGGCATGACTGAGGCGGAGGCGAAGGCCGCCGTCAAAGGAGCGTGATCAGACATGGCAAAGAACATCGAGTATGAGCCGGGGAACCGGAGAGCGGTCGCGTGCAGCTACCCCGCAACCCCGAAGAGGGGCGATCCTGTGCGGTACGGGTACCGGACCGGGATCGCACTGACCGATGAGGACAGCGGCGGGAAGACCACGGTCGACTTCGGACCGTTCGACGCGGACTTCGCGGTCCAGGACAGCGGCGGCGGTGGGATTACCGTCGGGGATCTCATCTGGTTCCACGACGCGCCGCAGAAGCTGAACAACACCTCTGCCGACGGCTACTTCTTCGGCCACGCAAACGCGGCGGTCGGCAACGGACAGACGGCCACGATCTCCGTGCACCACGAGCCGAGCCCTGGCGCCGGCACGATCGGTCCAGGGACCGTCGGGACCACCCAGCTTGAAGACGCCGGCGTCACCAAGGCCAAGATCGCCGCGGACGTCGTCGGGGCAGGTCTGGCGCAGAACATCGACGGCTCGATCAAGATCGCCGACGAGGGAGTCACGATCCCGATGCTCAGCGACGCGGTCGCTGCCCGGGCGGTCACTGCCGCGATCGGAGCGGTCACCGCCGACGCGGAGAAGGCCGTCTTCGTCGCCCCGACCGACGGC